CTCGAGATGGACTCTCGCTTGAGATTATTTGCCATTACTCTGATACTAGGACAACCTCGAAATCCTACGAACCTGGATCCGCTCCCTTTTCTCCTCAGAACGACGAGGGCATCTCTGTCCCCTTCTTCCAGAGAGATTGTCACAACAGCCTTCCTCTCGCTAGGGCGACTGCTACAACTAAAGAGAGCTCCCTTGATTGAATCGCTGAAATGAAAAGGCCCACTTCGACTATTCCTACCAAAGGCTAAGGGAAAGAATTCCAATTCTTCGTCTATGAAAACAACATCAGAGAACTTTCGCCTTTCTATGGTAACCTCAAAGGATCCTCCCCCTATGACGTCCGTAAAACAACCACGCAGTAGGGACTCATAGCACAGAGCTCCATTCCCTCCGAAGCCAGAATATACGGGGGGATATTGAGGCACTCGAAAAGTGTAATTCTCACTCTCCCTACTGATGAGATATTCACCGACAATATCTCCTTTCTCACTAGCGAAAACATCTAGATCCCCAAACGCTCTGCGAAAACCAGCATAGTTCCGATCCTTGAACTCCAAGTCCGAATTTGCTCTGACCGAAACGCACACATCCACATGGAACTTCTTCTTCTGTGAAAGCAAAGGCGAATCCACAATCACATAAAACATACCATTTGAATACGCGTCGGTCAGAGAACCCGAACTCCAAGGTATGGTATTATGCGTGGGAATCCATTCGTTTCTACGATTCCAACTCTTGCAGCTGAAAGAAACCTCCTGACTCTCACTCAAATCAAGATTAGTAGAAAAAGAATCTCCTGGAGATAGCTTCGACCCGCCGTCGTGAAAATCCTTAGCATACACAATGCGTAAAGAGCCGGTTACTTTGGGACAGCTGACGCGAAGAGTGAAAGTAAAACTACCTTTCCAATTCTCATGCATCCCGCTCATAAGTGAGAGGGGGGTTAAATGAACCTGATTCTCTTCTATCATGCACAAAGAAGGGGAAACTGGCAATTTTAATAGCATATGACCCCTATCGTGCTCCGTTTTCCACAAAACACCTTTGGCTATTAGGCCCGGTGTGTCCCGGAGCACCTCCTCATGAGAGACATGTGGCCCGCGAGGCACGAGACTAAGGTCGTTCCGAGGATCAACTAGAAGACCGACGTAGTTGGTCAACCGAGCTCGAACGACCACTTGGAGCGGGGAAGGAACAGCCACCACATCGGAACGCAGCCTTGCCACTGAGGAAAAGATAAGGTTACCGTCCATGGCATGGGGCACAGAATTTACAGGACAGTAGTCTAAGGGTATGACTAAACTGATCCCATCCTCAATGAAGATTCCCCCCATCTGACTCACGCATACAGCTGTTGCTCTATCGCAAATATCTCCTGTGCATCCTTTCCAGAACGCCATCATCATGGATCCAGAAACGTGTGGCGGTTTGCACAGAATACATTGTACCTCCAAGTTACCAGAAATGTGAGAGAAAGCACCAAGAGTCCCTTTCGGAAGAGTCTGAAGAAAGTACAAGCTTATGATGTCAGAAATGGCCTTAATATCACCCTGGATGTCCCACTTTCGAACACACAAGTCTATCCACCTTTCCAAGGGCTGGGGCGCAACTGCAAGAACCTCACTTGGATCTTCTTCGTCCTCTGCACCTTGAGCTACAGCAATCACGTAAGAGGGAAGCACAGCTTCACTCATCACATCATAAGTAGGGAACTCAAATCCAGGTTCGGTCTCTC